AATGAATATGACAGTTTAGTAAATCGTCATATAGTCGATCCTCTACCCACAACTAAAGAAGTGATTGAGGGTTGTCATCAAGCACTTAAACCATTGATTCATGTTCTTGGAACAGTCAGCAAATATAGCAACGCGCAACTAGTTAACAGTCGGCCGCAACGGATGAGGCGCCGATATCGAAAAGCTTTGCAGCTGGAATTCAAACCAGTTCATGCTAAAGTTAACATGTTTGTCAAATTTGAGAAGCAGGAAGAAATCAAAACCTGTAGAGCAATCCAGTTTAGGGCCACCCCTTACACTGCGATATTAGCCAAATATACGGTACCAATTGAAAAGGCCTTACAAAATCAATGGTGCTACATTAACCATGGATTCAGGTTTATTGCCAAAGGTCGTAACGCATTGCAGCGGGGAAATGACCTTAAAATGATGTATGATTTCTATTCCGATCCCATTGTATATTTGATTGACCACAGTAAGTTCGATAGCAGAGTGAATAAATCCCTGTTATTGGTAGAACATCAATTCTACAATGCAATATTCCGAGATCGTTGGTTAGCGAGACTGCTACACTTCCAAATTAACAATAAAGGTGGATCACGTAATGGAGTTAGGTACCGTTGCGTAGCTAGACGCATGAGTGGTGATGCGAATACCGCCCTCGGAAATTGTATATTAAACTATGCTATTTTACGCCATAAATTCGGTGAAAAAGCGGTTATTTATCTGGACGGAGATGATAGCGTAGTTTTTATGCCTCATGTTGTAGACAATCTTGATTTTACGGATACAGGTATGATATCTAAAATCAATGTTGTTAGACATTTCCAAGATGTAGAGTTTTGTCAAAGCCGACCAATTGAGACAACATTAGGGTGGCTAATGTGTCGTGAGCCAATGAGAGCTCTCAATAGAGCTCTGTGGAAGCTAGGAGCCGTTCCACATGATTTGAATGATTATTTGGCTACAATTGGCATTGGTGAAGGACTTTGCTCTCCTGAAATGCCCATCATTTCTGTCCTGTCTAAGGTTTATAGGAGCTTTGGAGGCAAGTACAAAGCACACTATACGATGTATCGTCCAGAGGTCATGTCCTGCGTTAATCGGTTTATTATGCCTTCTGCTTTATCCCGAATTAGCTTTTCTAACGCATTTGACATCGACCCATTGGTGCAAACTTTGATTGAAAAAGAAATCTTAGACATGGTGTTGTTATACTAGATATAACTAGAACGATGGTTCAATATCAGCCAACTACTGATAATGGAGTACAATATGTACAAGAGGTCATTGCACCAAGTGGCCCAACTAGCTGTACTGGCCCTCCTGACGGGAACGATCAGGCTGCCACCACAGCTAAAACGCGCGACCAATTTGTCGTGTCGCGACCTTCATGGTTGTTAACACAATCTGTCGAATATGTGATCTTTCGACCTCCATACTATGTACAACAAATAGTATGTGTGGCGTTTAATACGTCAACTATAACCACAACAGAGTTGAGACCTTTCATTCGTTACGTTCTCAACAGTATCCCCACTGACATATGGTGGAGTAAACAGCTCCCGGCTTGGCACAATCCAGCCGACTACACCATTTATGATGACCAAGGTACAGTGGTCACACCAC